CACACGAAGATCGCTACGATCGTGGTGCTGACCGAGGAGACGGTGCGCTTCAGCAACCCGGCGGCGGAGGCGTTGGTCAGCGCGGACATGCGCGCGGCTATCGTGCAGTACTCGGATGCGCAGTTCATCGATCCGACGGTGGCGGTGTCGGGCACGGTGCGTCCGGCTTCGATCTCCAACGGCGCTCAATCCTACGCGATGGGTGGCACTACCATCGCGCTGATCACGACGGATATTGCCAAGTTGTTCGCGTACTTCTCGACGAACAACCTGGATCTGTCCGGAGCGATGTTCGTTATGCACCCGCGCACGGCGCTCTACCTGTCGATGCTGCGTACGACGCAGGACATCTTCGCTTTCCCCGGCATCGGGATCGGCGGGGGGACGTTCTTCGGTGTGCCGGTCATCACTAGCAACTCGGTGCCGATCGACACGGGCGCGGATACGTACATCTTCCTCGTCAGTCAGCCGAACATCCTGCTGGCGGACGATGGCGGTGTGTCGTTGGACATCTCTCGCGAGGCTTCGCTGGTGATGGATTCGTCGCCGTCCAATCCTGCTACGTCGACGGTCAGCTTGTGGCAGTCGAACCTGGTGGGGCTGCGCGCGGAGCGGACGATCAACTACCGTCGGCGCAGGGATGCTGCCGTGGTAGTGCTCGAAGACGTCAGCTACTAAGAACGGCCATGAGCCGGCGAGTTAGGCTGGTCTCGGCTGCCCGTCACATTTACGACGGGCAGCCGATCCACAGCGGACAGGAGTTCGAGGCGGAGGAGCAAGATGCTGCGGATCTGATCGCGTTGCACTTCGCTGTGCCCGCATCGGGCGCGCTAACGAAGGTGATAGAGCAGATGCAGGAGCTGATTACCAAACCCACTCGGCGCACGTATCGGCGACGCGACATGAAGGCTGAAGAATGAGGCTTTTCGGGCTCACGATCGGCAGGACTAAATCGCTGATGCCAGTTGCGAGCCAGGTGTCGTCGTGGATGACCATAATTCGCGAGTCCTTCACGGGCGCGTGGCAACAGGGCGTCGTGAAAGAGTCGAAGGAGAATTTGCTGGCGTTCTCGGCGGTCTACGCCTGCGTGGCGCTGATCGCCGATGATATCTCCAAGCTGCGCATCAAACTGCTGCGGTACACGATGGACATCTGGTTGGAGGCTGACGTTGGCTCGCCCTTCTGGCCCGTGCTACGCAAGCCCAATCAGTACCAGACGCGCATCCAGTTTCTGTCTTATTGGATCACCTGCAAGCTGCTCTACGGCAACGTGTTCATCCTCAAGGAGCGCGATCTGCGTGGGGTGGTAGTTGCACTTCACATCCTCGACCCGCGCTTGGTGGTGGTGCTCGTTACAGAAGAAGGAGACGTCTACTACCAGCTGAACCGCGATATGTTGGCGTTGATCACGATCTCGGTTACGGTGCCCGCGTCAGAGATCATCCATGATCGGATGCTAACTCTGTGGCACCCGCTGATCGGGGTGTCACCCATCGTGGCCTGCGGTACGAGCGCGACGCAGGGGCTGAAGATCCAAGCGAACAGCGCGAAGTTCTTCGAGAACATGTCGCGCCCCTCGGGGCAGTTGACCGCGCCAGGGGCGATTAGCGATGAGAACGCGAAACGACTGAAGGAGGAGTTCGAGAAGAACTTCAGCGGCGCTAACATCGGACGGTTGCTGGTGACGGGCGACGGGCTGAAGTACGAGCCAATGTCGATGCCGCCGGAAGCGGCGCAGCTGATCGAGCAGCTGAAGTGGACGGTGGAGGATGTGGCGCGGTGTTTCAAGGTGCCGCAGTACAAGCTCGGCCTCGCGCAGCCTACGCTGACCAACGTCGCGGCGCTGAACCAGGACTACTACACGCAGACGCTACAGAACTTGATCGAAGCGATCGAGCTGCTGCTCAACGAGGGGCTCTCGCTGCCGGCCGATCTCGGAACGGAGCTGGATCTGGAGGGCTTGCTGCGCATGGATCCACTCTCGCGCGCGGAGCGGTACGCGAAGCTGGTTGGAGTGATCGCGCCGAACGAGGCACGCGAGGGCGAGAACTTGCCACCGGTGGAGGGAGGCGATACCCCATACCTGCAGCAGCAGAACTACTCGCTCGGCGCGCTGGCGCGGCGCGACGCGCAGGCTGACCCGTTCGCCAGCGCGAAGCTGCCCGCGCCTGCCGCTCCGATGCTGCCTGCGCCCGTGAAAGCCCAGGTGGAATCTGATGAGGAGGAAGAGACGGACTTTGCGCGAGCCTTGATCGGAAAGATCCAAGAGGCAACCTATGCAGAAGTTTGAGCAGTTGGCGGAACGGGTAGTAAACGCGATGCGCGGGTACGTCGTGCAGGTTGCGACGGTGATCAACAAGCGGATCGACGAGCATGAGCGGCGGGTCGCTGAGGCATTGGGCAAGGTTGCTAACGGCAAGGACGGACGCGACGGGAAGGACGGACGCGACGGGAAGGACGGAATTGACGGGAAGGACGGTATCAACGGGAAGGACCTCCTCGATGATGCTGCGCTTTCTAGGCTCGATGAATCTGCGCGAGGTGCTGGTCTGTTTGCGGTTAGCCAAGAGAGTTACTTGCAACAGGTTGCCAACCTGGTCCCGTGGGGCAAGGACGGGGCATCAGGCAAGGACGGACGCGATGGTAAAGACGGCGCGCCGGGCGAGCGCGGGTTGCCCGGAGAACGCGGTAAAGACGGCTCGCCCGGCGAGCGCGGGTTGCCCGGAGAACGAGGTAACGACGGTAATGCCGGCACCGGGGGCAAGGACGGTCTCAACGGCAAGGACGGAGCATCCGGCAAGGACGGACGCGACGGCATAAATGGAACTCACGGTGCTAATGGCATTGGTGGTGTTGACGGTAAGCCGGGAGAAAAAGGTGAGCCAGGGGTTGCGGGCAAAGACGGCGCTGCGGGTCGCGACGGCGCTCTCGGCGAGAAAGGCATCGACGGACGCGACGGGCGCGAAGGCAAGGATGGGCGCGATGGCAAAGACGGCGCTGCGGGTCGCGACGCTCTGGAGATCGATATTCTCCCGTCGCTCGATCTAGCGCGCAGTTATCCCGCAGGAACATTTGCGCAGCGAAGAGGCGGGGTTGTCAGAGCGTTCCGGGCTACTGATCCGTTCTTGAACTCCGACGCGGCGGCGTCGTTGGAGAGTCTGGGCTGGCGCGTGATCATGAATGGGATTGCTTCGATAGATGCGGAGCAGGTTGATTTTCGGAATCTCACGCTTCGGTGCGTGTTGACGGACGGGCATGAGCGGGAAGTCAAGGTTGCGATCCCGGTGCCTATCTATCGTGGCGTGTGGAAGGACGGCTCTTACGAAACCGGCGACACGGTGACTCGCGATGGATCAATGTGGTACTGCGAGCGAGACACTACAGCGACGCCGAGCAGTTCGCCCGATTGGAAGCTGTGCGTAAAGCACGGCAGCAACGGCAAGGATGGCAAGGATGGTGCGAAAGGGGAGCGTGGCGCTGAGGGCAAGGCAGGGCGTGACCTGACGCAGCTGGCTTTCGACGGGAAGAAGTACTGATGAATCCGTTCTGGACAATTCCTCGCATGTGGGAAGGGCAATCGGCGGTCATCCTGGCTAGCGGGCCGTCGATGAGCGCGGAGATTGCGAACGTAGTACGTTATGCGCCGACATACCGGGCAATCGCGGTAAACAACACGCACGAGCTGGCCCCGTGGGCTGACATGCTCTACGCGGCGGACGAGGCGTGGTGGAAGCGGCACCGAGAAAAGGCGCTTGCGTTCGAAGGCTTGAAGGTGACGTGTACGGAGAACTCGCTGCCGAACGTGCTGCGGCTGCGAGAGGGCGCGCGCGACGGGTTTGATCCCGATCCTGGTGTGGTTTGCACCGGGGGTAACTCGGGTTACCAGGCGATCCACGTTGCGGTGCACGCGGGGTGTAAGAGGATCTTGCTATGCGGATTCGACATGCGCGGCACGCACTGGCACGATCCTCACCAATCTCCGCTGCGCGACCACGGCGACGGGATCTATGCGAAGTGGATCGAGAAGTTCAAGACGCTCGTTGCTCCGTTGGCAGAGCGGGGAGTCGATGTGATCAACTGCACTCCTGGTTCGGCGTTGAGGGTGTGGCCGAGCCGGCAGTTGGAGGAGGCATTGTTGAACGAAGAGGAGCTGGCAGCGTGAATCGCGCGCTGTGTCTGATTCGTGACGCGCTCGTCTATCGGCGCGCAGCCTTCGTCAGCGGGTTGCAGGCCGCAGGGTACGCTATCGCGACCACGCTTCCGAACCCCGATGCTTCGGACGTGCTGGTGATCTGGAACCGTTACGGGGACAACGAGACGCAGGCGACGAGGTTTGAACGCGCGGGCGCGAGGGTGCTGGTGATCGAGAACGGCTACCTTGGGAAGTCGTGGCTTGGTGATCGCTGGTTCGCGATGGCGGTCGGACAGCACGCGGGCGGCGGGAAGTGGAATGTTGGTGGCAATGAGCGGTGGGATTCTCTCAACGTTCCGCTTGCGCCGTGGCGCACGGGCGGCACGGAGACCGTGATCTTGGCGCAGCGTGGCATCGGGTCGCAGGAGGTGAAGTCCCCGGATAACTGGGCGCAGTCGGTGCAGAAGCGGATCGGCGGACGCGTCCGCGCGCATCCCGGGAAGAAGGAGCCTGAGATACCGCTGGAGCAGGATCTGTTCAACGCATCCTGTGTGGTTACGTGGGCATCTACCGCTGCGTTTCAGGCGCTGATGCTAGGTATCCCGGTTTGGTACGATTACCCTAAGTGGATCGGCGCGATCGCAGCTTACCCGTTGTTGAGTTACGGAGAACAAGGTTATGGGCCTCGGCGGGATGACGAGGACCGGGTGCAAATGTTTCGCAACTTGATGTGGGCTATGTGGCGTGCGAGCGAGATTGAAGATGGAACAGCCTTCCGGCACCTACTCGGCAGTTGAGGATTTTGAACGACGGTTCGTGCGCCCGAAGGCGGGTCGCACGCTGATCGCGGGTTCGCGCGTTTATCCTGGGCGCGCCGATCGGCGCAAGTTGTTTGCGGAGGCTGAGGGCTGGGACGCGTTGCCGGGAGTCGGGGTGGACCGCGTAGTTGACTTGGAGAGCATCATCCCTTGCGGCGATCAGTTTGCGCACGTCGAGTGCATCAGCGTGCTGGAACACGCGAGACGTCCGTGGTTGTTTGCTCGCAATCTGGAGCAGGTGCTGCGTTCCGGGGGCACCCTGCATCTGACGGTACCGTTCATCTGGCGCGTGCACGCCTACCCCGACGACTTCTGGCGGTTTACCGTGGCAGGTGTCCGGGCGTTGTTCTCGAGCATAGAGTGGTTGCACGTTCTCTACGCGCATCTGGAGCTGACTGACCTCGTGAAAACGCCCAGCATGAGCGTAGGCGAGTACCCCTTTCTGGCGCGGACGCAGGTCTGCGCATTTGGGACACGGCAATGACCATCACCGAGCGCATCGACGCGATCACGCTGATCCCCGAGGGGTATCGCGCGGCACTGTTACCCGCACCGCGTTCGGTGAAGATCGAGATCACGGGCCGCTGCAACTATCGTTGCGGCTTCTGCGCGTTGCGAACACGCAAGGAACAGCCGAAGGGAGACATGGCCCTCCCCTTGTTCAAGCGGATCACGCGCCAGATGCGCGAGGCGGGCGTGGAGGAGATCGGGGTTTTCTACCTCGGTGAATCGACGATGACCGCTGAGCTGTTGATCGAAGCTACGGCGTGGTGTAAACGTGAACTGGATTTTCCGTATGTTTTCCTGACCACGAACGGTTCGCGCTGTCACCCGGAATTGGTGGCGCTGCTGATGGAGGCAGGGCTCGACAGCCTGAAGTTTTCGATCAATGCCTGCTCCGCGCAACAGTTTGTTGAGGTGATGGGCGTGTCGGCGAAACTGTGGCGGACTTCGTTGCAGAATGTTCGGGCCGCGCGCAAGGTGCGCGATGACAATGGTTACAAGTGTGGTTTGTACGCCTCATCGATCCAGTATGACGGGGAGCAGCAAGCTATGATGCAGGAGATGCTGCGGGAGCATGTCCTGCCGTTCGTGGACGAACAC